GCAACAGGAATAAAAAAAGTAGTCGATACTGTAGCAAAAGCTACTGGTAAAGATTGTGGGTGTAATAAAAGAAAGGATAGCTTAAATAGAGCCTTCCCTTACAATAAATAAAAAGAAAAAAATGGCATATCAAAAATTACAAGTAAGTCAAGCGTTAGAGGTTATAACTTCTAATGCTGTATCTATTCCAGATCCTTCAACAGAAATTTTTAGAGGAATAGCAGATTTTAGTGTTGCTGATACATTAACTGATGTAGGAACAAGATTTTTAACTCAGGGGATTCAGATAATGAGTCCAGGTCCTGCAATTGTATACAATACAACAGCGGGTATAGCGTACTATGTTAAGAGTATAGATAGTGATACTCAGCTTACACTTATAGAAGGAGCAATAGGGGGAACAACTGATAACTACGTAATATACAATGCTGCCACTTTGGGATGTATTCCTTTTGTAGGAGGAGCAGGAGAGATAGGACTAATAATGGCTGCTCGTAATACTAATGCAACCTTTGGTGCTAATGATTTTATTGTATTTAAAGGCATCGCTGCAGGATCTTTTTTACCTACACAGGTAATAGGAATAGGAGCAGAAACAACAACAGCTACGGACATAATAGCACTCTGGTAATATGTCTACAGGAATAGGAGCAGGTATAAGTTCTGTATTTGATTTAAAACCTGGGGGATCAACTCCATCATATTTATGTCCTACACAATACTCATTAGAATTAGATGGGGCAACAGAGTATGGATTATTAGCGAATGGTTCTCCAACTTTAGGAGGTGGATTTGGTAATTTTACAATATCTTTTTGGATTAAAACACCTGACTCAACTGGGGGAGGAGTTAATCAAAGAATATTTCAAAAAATACAAGGATCATCAGGAATAGCTTGGTCTTTATACCTCACTACTGCAGGTAAAATTCAATGGATTAGTAGTGGTGGAACTGACAGTTGGAATGATGGATTTTCAGAGGTAATCATTCCTAATGATACTTGGGTTTTTATAGCATACTCTGTTGATAGATCTAATAAAGCAAGTTTTAGTGCTAATGCAGGGACTTTTTATGGGAAGAATATTTCAGGTAATACAGCTTTTGATTTAAGTGGAGGAACTAATTTTTACTTAGGAAGAACAGGAGGTGGTCAATACTTTGAAGGTAATTTATGTCACATGAGTATATGGGACACAAATTTAGATCAAACGCAGTTAGCTGAACTTTATAATAATACAGCAGGGAAGTGTTATGCTTCAGACTTTTCTTTCTCTTCAAATCTACAAAATTACTGGCCTTGTTTTAATCCAGGAGGAACTTATACAGATCCTTTAACAGATACAGTAGGCGGGGCAAATATTCCTTTAATCAATATGAGTGCAACTAATGTATCAACTGATCATCCCTTATAATTATGGCAAGAGAATTATCATATACAGTAATCCCTTTAGAAAATGCTAAATCAATTAATTTTTATGAAGTATTAGAAACAAGTTGGGATACAGCAAGATGGGATACAGCAGGGACAGAGGTTATGATTCATTGGGAAGGTAGAATCCCTGGATCAGTAGCAGCTATACTTAAAATAACAAGAGGCAAGACAATTGATCACAACACTATGTTAGCAGGAATGAGAAGTAGTACAGGCCAAAAAAATTGGGGTGCTCAGAAACCAGCCCCACCAAAACCAAGGGGGAAATAGAATAAAACTATGTCAGAAAAGAAAAAAACAAACGCTGTTAAACTTACTACGGTAGAGAAAAATAAAGCTCTTATGGCTAAGTATAAGAGAGAAAGAAATAATAAAACTAATACCAAGAGTTCTAAAAACAATCGTAATACTTTAAAAACAAATAAAAGAAATACTACAAAAACAGCGGCTGCAGAATTTTGGAAAAACAATCCAAATAAAAAACATTCTATGAAGTATGGTGTTAACCCTAATAACCCTAATAAAAAGTTTGTAGAAAAAACTGCTTATGATGGAAAAGGTTTTGGGAAAGATGATAAAGTTAGTAAAGTGTTTAGTACAGTAGCAGGAACTGCTTTAACAGGCGGGTTGGCTAATGCAGCGAAAGTAAAAGGATTCGTTAATACTGCTAAAGTAATTAAGACTGGAGGAAAAGTTAAGAAGATAAATTCATTATGATAAATTTTATATCTTTGCAAAATGAACTGGACTCAAACATCAACTTCAAAAGGGGAAATAGTATACGTAAAAACATGTACTTATAATTTAAAAAAATGAAAACAGAATTGAAAGATACAGCAGAAGTAATAGTAGCTAATGCAGGAGCATTAGGATTAACATTAACACAATGTAATGAGATACTCCAATTTGTTTCGCTTTCACTTGCTATTGCGTTTACAATTTATAAGTTTATAAAAAAGAAAAAGTAATCATGAAATATTTTACCTACAGTGAGTTTGATTCTCCTGATGAACCTGGTTCAGGGAAAAATATGAGACATGACTTTTTAGAGATGTTAGACTTTGCTCGTGAAGAATCGGGTATACCTTTCAAAATAACATCAGGATTCAGAACACAAGCATACAATAAAGATTTAATAAAAAGAGGATATCAAGCCTCTAAGAATAGTGCACACTTAAAAGGATGTGCTGCGGATATTGCTTGTGGAAACTCAGCACAAAGATCTATAATGGTTAGAGCATTGGTTAATGTAGGGTTCACTCGTTTGGGGATTTCAAAGACCTTCATACATGTGGATAACGATCAGGCTAAGTCTGACGCAATTTGGTTATACGCATAATGGCAGAGAAGAGTAAAATGAAATGTAACCGAGTTGTAGCTTCTGACCGTCCAGGTAAAAAGAAGATGGTTAAAGCTTGTGAGGGTGGCAAAGAGAAGTTAATTCACTTTGGTGCTAAGGGTTATGGTCATAACTATTCTGCGGCTGCAAGAAAATCTTTTAAAGCAAGACATAAATGCGGTACAGCAAAATCAAAACTAACCGCAAGATACTGGTCGTGTAAAAAACTATGGGCAGGTAAAGGGGGCTCAACTAAAAGTTCACCAACTAACAGAAGAGGTAAATACTAATGAGTATTTGGACTAAGATATTTGGTAAGGGAGCGTTAGATGTAGCTGGTAAAGTTGCTAACATTGCAGATAAGTTTATTCAAACAAAAGAAGAGAAAGCATCTTTTGAAATGGAGATGAAAAAAATCTTTATAGAAGCAGAGGCTGAAATTCAAAAGAATGTAACAGAAAGATGGAGGAGCGATATGACCAGTGATTCCTGGTTAAGTAAAAATGTTAGACCTATGGTTTTAATATTTTTAGTTGTATGTACCGTCTTAATGATATTTATAGATGCGGGATCTATTAGTTTTGAGGTGGAAGAAAAATGGACTGATCTTTTACAATTAGTTTTAATAACAGTAATTGGAGCTTACTTTGGAGGCAGGTCATTTGAAAAAATAAAAAAGTAAAATACATTCCATAAGTTTTCTTATCTTTGTAAAAATTAATTACAATCTAAATTTATTAAAATGAAAAAAATTGAAGAAAAAGAATTATTGAATTTACAAACTTTAAATGGTGAGTTTAATAAACTAAAAACACAACTGGGTGATTTATCTCTACAAAAGCATGGAATATGTTTACGAGTAGAAGAATTAAAGAATGATTTCCAAACAGCGGAAAAAGCTTTGATAGATAAATACGGAGTTAACTCAGTTATTAATTTAGAAACAGGAGAAATAAAAGAAAAAGAAGAAGATGGCGAAAATAAGTAATACTACAGCGTATCCTAATATAACACCTACCGCTAATGATTTTGTTGTTTTAACTGATGTAAGTGACAATGATGAAACAAAAACTTGTACGTTAGAGTCAGTTGGTCAATATTTAGGAACATCTGTTGCTGAAGTTACTTTAACTCCATTTCAAATATTAAATTCATTTACTAATCCAGTTGAATTAGTTCCAGCTCAGGGAGCTAATAAATACATTATACCCTTTGGAGTTGCAGTTGTAAGGAATCTTGCGGATGCTGCTGTGCCATTAGCTTATTCGTTTGGAGGTGCAAATCCAAGGATTAGATACGATAGTACTTTTTTTATGGACATACCTTTTGGAATTTTTGCACAAACTTCTCCATACACTGGATATGGTCAAACTACATTTCCAATCGTAGGAGCTGGTAATATAAACGATAATCAACCTTTACTATTTATGGCTACAGGAGCTAACCCTACCACAGGTAATAGTAATGTAGTTATAAGTATACAATATAGAATAGTAGAAATAGCATAGATATGGCAAAAATTGAAAACACTAAAGTCTACCCTACAGTCACACCAGCAATGGATGACTTACTTATTGCTACAGATGTAAGTAATAAAAATGAAACAGTTACATTTTTAGTAAGTGATTTAATAGGTGGTGCTGGTGTTCTTCAAGGATTACAGTCTGTTTTAGATACAGGTAATACTGCTACTCAAAATATTAATCTAACAGGTAATGTAACGGTTATTGGAACTGTAGCCCCTACTACTATTACAGCTTTAGGTTCTACAGGTACAGCAGGTCAAATACTAAGTTCTACAGCAACTGGGTTACAATGGATTAACAGTCCTTCAACATCTTGCTGTACTTGGAACGACTCCTTGATTTCAGGAAATATTGCTACTACCGCCTCTATTGTGGATGGAGTAGAGATGACTTTTCAAAACGCAGGAGGAGGGATAGTAATTACAAGTCCAGCTGCATTGCAAAGTTCAGGAATAAACACATTTACAGGAGAGGTAAGAATAAATGGAACAGATTTAAACTTTGACACTACTGGTCAGATTAATGATGGAGCAGGTTCTACAGGTACAGCAGGTCAGTGGTTAACATCTACAGGAACAGGGTTAGCTTGGAGTAGCACTATGCCTCCTTCATCATGTTGTGCTTTGCAAAGCACTTTAAATGCTGGCTCTACATCTTTGAATCAAGGAATGAGTTTTACAGGCACAAGCAGTATTACAATGACTGCAGGAGTTAGTATAGGTTCTGCAGGAGATAATGTGTGGAGTGGAACTAATACCTTTAACGGAGTAGTAGAAATTAATGAATGTTTAGAAGATTCTAATGGATTGTGTGGAACTGTAGGTCAAGTATTAACATCTACAGGTGCTGCAGTATTATGGTCAAATGGAGGGGCAATAGGAACTCAAGACTTACAAGGTGTTTTAGATACAGGAAATACTGCTACAGGAGCAAATGCAAGTATAACAATTTCTGGAACAATAGATCCTGGAAGTATAACTGATGGCTCAGGAAGTACAGGGGCCGCAGGTCAAGTATTAAGTTGGAATGGAGCATCTCTTTCTTGGATAAACACAGCAACACCTGGAGTATCTGATATAGCTTTAACTCCTGCTTTATTTAATACAACCGCAATAAATTCAGGTGCTCTTATATTTAATGTAGCTGGAGGTACATCTACACTTACTTTATTAAAATATAATGGTGGTTCAGATATAGGTATGGTTCCTGCAGGTGGTACCGCATCTACTTTTTTAAGAGGAGACGGAACATGGGCTACACCTGGTGGTGGTGGTGGTGGAGTAACATCTATTACTTCAAGTTCTGTCGTTAGTTCTGTTGGTCAAGCTATAACGGTTAATGCTGCTGCAACTGGAGCGGTAACAGTTAATGCATTTGAATATGATGGAGATACGAATATAGGATATGTACCAAGAGGCTCAAGCAATGACGCTACAAAATATTTAGACGGTACAGGAAACTGGACAGTTCCAGCGGGTGGTGGTTTATCAGAAAATAGCTGTATTAATAATTATAAAGTATGGGCAAGTAAATTAATACCTAATCCTGTTTCATCAAATACTTATAATACTTTTACTACTCCCCTTGCTTCTACAGGTTATACTCCATTTAGAATAATTGATCCCGTCTCTACTTCGGCACCAAGTATTGGGCCAGGATGGACAGTATTGCAACAGTTTCAGGGACAATTGATGGGTGCAGGATCACTTACGGGATGTGGTAGTGCCGATCCAAAATCAACACTATGTGGAATGCAGTCTACTTTTGTAGCCAGTAGGGCTGGTATTCATATTTTTGAATTATGGAAAGCAGATATATGTTCAGCAAGCCCTATCGTGCCAATAAAAGTTGCTGAAGGATTTATTGACTATACTACGATTGGACAACCAGTATGTATAACATGGACACAATTACCAGCAGGTAACCCAGCTTTATCTATTGGTGGAAGAGAGACATTCTTTATAACTTATAATACTAATATTCTTGTTGGTAGTGATGTAGCCTTTACACTAAATATCACTACACAAGAAATCTTATCCTAAAATATAAATTAAATTAAATGAAATGGACATTAGAAAAATATCAATCGGCTCAGACTATAAGTCTGGAGCAATGCACTACATAGTTGGTCAAGAAGTTTTAGGAGGATCACATATTATACACCTTATACAAGGATCAGAAAATTCATATAAAATTTGGATACAAAGAGGTGATGAGGTATATATGTGGAAAGAGTTTTTAAGTACACTTCCTATTTCACTTGAATACAACATTAACTTTTAATGAGGTCTCCATATAACTTTATTGTTACTCCTTTAAATAAAAGGAGGTATGATAATATAAAAGAAATTGGTGACACTCAATTTATTACCAGCACATCTCAAGAAGACCATGAGGCTTCTAATAGATTTGCTTCTGTAGTGTCATTACCTATAAACTATACTGGTCCTATAAAAGAAGGAGATACTTTATTAGTACATCATAATGTATTTAAGTTTTATTATGATATGAAGGGTAGGCAAAAAAGTGGAAAGAGTTATTTTAAAGATAATTTATTTTTTATAGACAGCGATCAGTTTTTTATGTACCATAATGGTACACAGTGGAGGGCTCATGGAAAATATTGCTTTGTAAAACCCGCACCACTACAAGAGTCGTATATATTTAAAGGTGGAAATGAAGAGCCTTTATTTGGTACTATCAAATATATTAACCAACAGTTATTAGATTTAGGTGTAAAGGAAGGAGATCAAATATCATTTACCCCTGATAGTGAATATCCTTTTACAGTAGATGATGAAAAGCTATATAGAATGTTTACTAATAATATAACAATGATTGTATGATATATACAAAAGATAATTTTATTGATAAAGATCTTTTTAATATAGCGTGTAATTATTTAAAAAAAGGTGAGTTTATAAAACATAAGGCTGGTGAAAAGAATTTTTACATTCAAGAATCAATCAAAGCATTTGATGATTATGTATTAGCTAAATTAGGAGTTATAGAGGGTAGGCCTTTAGAAAATATATTAAGTTTTTTTAGAGTATCAACAAATGAGTTAGATAATACCTGGAGAATACATTCAGATTTAAATATAAATGATCAGAGGCCTGATAGGGCTGCTGTTCTTTATATGTCTCCGAGAGAATTAGAAGAGTTACATGGAACTGCTTTTTGGGAGCATGAGGTTTATGGAAAAGATTTACCCTCTCATATTACTGATGAAGATTATGATAATTTAATAAGAGTAGATTCTGAGAACTTAGATATGTGGAGGTTAGTTTCTGTTTCAGGCTATGAACAAAATAGATTAGTTTCTTATCCAGCAAATTATTTTCATAGTAAGTATCCAAATAAATCATGGAAAGAAGGACGAGAAGTATTTGTTATATTTTATAAATTTAAAAATTAAATCATGGGAGTACAAAAAAATGTTGGATTATTAAAAGCAAAAAACGAACAGCTAACAGAAAATTTAAAACTTCTTATTAAAGAAGAGCAACAAACAAGAGAGCTTGCTATAGGTTGTTTAGAGTTATTAAAGTTAATGCCAGGATATGAAAAAGCTTTAGAACAATTACAAAAAAATAATAAAGATGGACATAAGGGAGCTTAAGTCAAATATTATAGAGGCAGGAGAAAAGGCTGTAAAGCAACTAATTAAAGTAGCTAAAGAGGATATTATCAAATATGATAAAGATGACGAGTTGGCTGCTGATAGGTTAAAGAACGCAGCTGCTACTAAAAAATTATGTATTATGGATGCGTTTGAGATTTTAAAACGTATAGAAGAAGAGAAAGCTTTATTAGATGGTAATGTAATAGAAAAGAAAAATAATATACCTAAAGGATTTGCAGAGTCAAGATCAAAATAAATTATATAGAGAATTAAATAAGTTTATTCCAAACTCTGTTATTGCAAATAAAAACAGAGCACGAAGCTGGTTGTATGGTTATAATGAGAAATATGATGTTGTTGTAATATCAAGAACAGGCCAAATAGAAAGTGTTATTGATATTAATGGATTAAAGATAGCATTACCAAAACCTACTAAAAATATATATAAAAGATCTAAAGATAAAAAAGATCAATACTGGGAGTCGTCCCCTATACCTAAAGAATTAGGTAGAATGAAATCTATATTTCAGTGGCACAATACTCCAGAGAACTTTAAATCACAGTGGGTAGATTATATAGAAGAAGAGTTTGATAGAAGAGAGCAGGGTTACTGGTTTATGAATAACGGGATTCCTACCTATATAACAGGAACTCACTATATGTATTTACAGTGGACAAAAATAGATGTCGGTAATCCTGACTTTAGAGAGGCTAATAGAATATTTTATATATTCTGGGAAGCTTGTAAGGCTGATAAGAGAAGTTTTGGAATGTGTTATTTAAAAATTAGACGTTCAGGATTTTCATTTATGAGTTCTTGTGAGGGAGTTAATCAAGCAACTATTACAAAAGACTCAAGAATAGGAATACTTTCTAAAACAGGATCCGATGCTAAGAAAATGTTTACCGATAAAGTAGTTCCTATATCTAATAATTATCCGTTCTTTTTTAAGCCGATACAAGATGGTATGGATAAACCTAAAACAGAATTAGCATATAGAGTCCCAGCATCTAAGATCACAAAAAAGAATATGCACGCTTTAGCTGATGAAGAGTTAGAAGGATTAGATACAACTATTGACTGGAAAAATACAGGAGATAATAGTTATGATGGTGAGAAGCTACAATTGTTATTACATGATGAAAGTGGTAAATGGGAAAAGCCTGATAACATCTTGAATAACTGGCGGGTAACTAAAACTTGTTTACGATTAGGTAGTAAGATTATTGGTAAATGTATGATGGGATCTACATCTAATGCTTTAGATAAAGGAGGAAGAAATTTTAAGGCTTTGTATGAGGACTCTATGCCTTCTAAAAGAAATGCTAATGGTCAAACAAAGTCAGGATTATATTGTTTGTTTGTACCTATGGAGTGGAACTTTGAGGGATATATAGATAGATATGGTATGCCTGTTTTTAAAACACCAATCAAACCAATTGTAGGTATAGATGGAGAGGATATAAAAATAGGAGCTATTGATTATTGGGAAAATGAAGTTAACTCTTTAAAACAAGATCCAGACGCTTTAAATGAATTTTATAGGCAATTTCCAAGAAGCGAGTCTCATGCTTTTAGAGATGAAAGTAAACAATCTATATTTAATCTAACAAAGATATATCAACAAATAGATTACAATGATTCATTAATAACTGATCATCATTTAACAAGAGGATCTTTTTCGTGGAAGAACGGTATTAAAGATACTGAAGTTATATGGAGTCCTAATAATAGAGGTAGATTTTTAGTTAGCTGGACACCCCCTCCACATTTACAAAATAATATAGTAACAAGTAGAGGTATGAAAAGGCCTGGTAATGAACACATTGGCTCCTTTGGTTGTGACTCTTATGATATATCTGGAGTGGTAGTAGGGAAGGGATCTAATGGAGCTTTGCATGGACTAACTAAGTTTAGTATGGAAGACGCTCCATCTAATGAATTCTTTTTAGAATATATTGCTCGACCACAAACTGCTGAGATATTCTTTGAAGAAGTTTTAATGGCTTGTATTTTTTATGGTATGCCTATACTTTGTGAAAATAATAAACCTCGTTTATTATATCATTTTAAAAATAGAGGATATAGAGGGTTTTCATTAAACAGGCCAGATAAAACTTATAATAAATTATCTAAAACAGAAAGGGAGTTAGGTGGAATTCCTAACACTTCTGAAGATGTAAAACAGTCACACGCATCTGCAATAGAGTCTTATATAGAAAAATATGTAGGAATAGATTTTAATGGAGAATATAGGGATGCGGGAGATATGGGGACTATGTATTTTGGTAAAACATTAGAGGACTGGGCAAAGTTTGATATTAGCAACAGAACTAAGTTTGATGCAGCTATTAGTTCTGGCTTAGCTATCATGGCTAACCAGAAACACTTATATACACCATCTAAACAACAATCAAAAATAATCGTTAACTTTGCAAGATATAATAATACCAGCAACAAAAGTCAAATAATCACATGAAAGATGTCAAAATAAATATTAGTTCTGCTGTATTCCCTAATCAATTTGCTACAGATAAACAAAAGGCAACAGATGAGTTTGGATTACAGGTGGGGCAAGCAATACAGTACGAATGGTTTAGAAAAGATGGAATGCGTTGTAGGTTCTATAATCAATGGAATGAATTTCATAGATTAAGACTTTATGCTCGTGGAGAACAATCAGTTGCTAAGTATAAAAATGAATTAGCAGTAGATGGAGATTTATCATATTTGAATTTAGACTGGACTCCTGTCCCTATCATACCTAAGTTTGTAGATATTGTTGTTAATGGAATGTCAGATAGATTGTTTAAAGTTAATTGTATTGCTCAAGATGCTATGTCAGCAGAAAAGAGAAATCAGTTTCAAACAATGGTTGAGACTAATGTGGCGGCAGAGCAGTTGTGGGGACAAATAGAAAAAGACTTCCAAGTTCAAATGTTTAATGTTGATCCTGAAACATTACCTCAAAGTGACTCTGAGATGGAGTTGTATATGCAACTTAATTATAAACCAGGGATTGAGATTGCTAATGAAATTGCTATCAATACTATGCTGGAAGAAAATCATTATATAGACACTCGTAAAAGAGTGGATTATGATATTGCTACATTAGGTATAGGTATAGCTCGACACTCATTTCAATTAGGTGACGGTATTAAGGTAGACTATGTTGATCCTGCTAATGTTGTTTATAGTTATACAGAAGATCCTTATTTTAAAGATTGTTTTTATTGGGGAGAAATTAAAACTGTTCCAATTACAGAATTGGTGAAGATTGATCCTGATATTACTAACGAACAAATGGAGGAAATATCTAAATACAGTCAGTCGTGGTACGATTATTACAATGTAGCACAGATGTATGAGAACAGCATGTTCTCCAGAGACACTTGTACTTTATTATATTTTAATTATAAGACTACTAATAGTTTTGTATATAAAAAGAAAAAAACTGCAGAGGGTACTTATAAAACCGTAGAAAAGAATGATGAGTTTAATCCTCCACAAGAAATGATGGATGAGGGTGGATTTGAAAAAGTAGAAAAAAGAATTGACGTTTGGTATGAGGGTGTAATGGTTATGGGAACAAATATTATCCTGAAATGGCAAATGATGGAGAATATGGTAAGGCCTAATTCTGCTAATCAATTTGCTATGCCAAATTATGTGGCCTGTGCACCAAGAATGTATAAAGGTGTTTTAGAATCTTTAGTAAGAAGAATGATTCCTTTTGCTGATCTAATTCAATTAAGTCATTTAAAAATACAACAGGTAGTATCTAAAGTAGTGCCTGATGGTGTGTTTATAGATGCTGATGGTTTAAGTGAAGTTGATCTTGGAACAGGAGCAGCATATAATCCAGAGGATGCGTTAAGATTATATTTTCAAACAGGTAGTGTAGTAGGTAGAAGTTATACGCAAGACGGGGAGTTTAATAATGCTAAGGTGCCTATTACTCAATTAACTTCAAGTAGTGGTCAAAGTAAGATGCAAATGCTTATAGGTAATTATAATCATTACTTAGGAATGTTAAGACAAGTAACAGGTCTTAATGAAGCACGTGATGGTTCGATGCCAGATCCAAATTCATTAGTTGGAGTTCAGAAGTTAGCTGCTTTAAATTCTAATGTAGCTACTCGACATATATTAAATGCAAGTTTATATATAACAAAAACTTTAGCTG